AGGCCACGATGTTCCAGCTCAAAAGTCGCAACCTCACGCAAATAACTATCCGAATCAAGCGACTTCATAAACTTAGGAAGAAGCCTCTGCTTAGTCGGTATTTCGGCGCTACACTTCTCAGCCACTTCCATAGTGTTTTCGAGAATGTCAGTCCTATCAACACCAACTTCCTGAAACCACGACTGAATCTCAGAAGCAGAAGCAATATAAGGATTAATCTGATCAAAACGCAAGAAACGATCAGGATACATAGCATTCATTTTGTCAATAATGCTACCGTCATGACGAATATTCTCTTTAGCCTTACGCAAATCACCAGCATTAAGAGAGGGGTACTGAGAGATCATCAGTAGAACTTCTTCATGGCCATGATCATCATGAGTAGGGAAATGGCAGTCAGCAGTAGCGACAGGCTTCTTATTGAATGAAGCCGCCAAATCAAACAAGCCCTTATTTATATATTCAGGATTCCAAGCCTGCACTTCATAGTAGAAATCATCACCAAATATCTTGATGAAACGCTCAGACAATTGCTCAGCCCTGGCAGTATTGCCGGCCTCAATTGCTTTACAGATAGCACCACCAAGACAACCGGACAGGGCGACAATATCGTTATCTACAATATCTTCAAGTAAATCAAAATCCATACGAGGCTTGTAGTAGAAATTATTAGTCCAACCAACTTGGCTAGCCTTAAACAGCTTCTGCAAACCCTCATTATTCTTAGCCAGCAAAATTAGGTGAAAGCGCTCATGCCGACCATCACCATCATTATCAACAGAATCAACAAAATAAGCCTCAACACCAAAGATCGGTTTTACACCGGTTTTCTTACAGGCATTCTGAAACTTCAATACACCCCCCATTGTTCCGTGATCTGTGATAGAGGCAGAATATTGACCATTAGTGGAAGCAATAGTTGCTATATCAAGAGGTGTGGACATACCGTCAAGCAATGAATACTCAGAATGGCAATGAAGGTGTACAAAGTCAGTCACTATTTTTGAACCTGTATGTGTGAGATGTCGTTAATCCATTTAGTAGACTTACTAATCAAACTCTCATTGTACCAATGCTTGATAACAAAAGAGTTGATGTCAGTCTCTTTATTTACTTTTTCAATCTCTGACGGATTATCATCCACATAGAAAACAGGATTTAATCTGAGCAGATGCTCATACTTATAACCCATGTCGCAAACAATAATGTCAGAGTACATGACACGCCAACCGTCTAACCAAGGGACCATTTCACCAATGGATGTATCAGAGCGCCGAGCTGTAACAAACACAATGTCATACCCGGCCATGAACCAGTGATTAATAGCGTGCCATGACTCACGAATTGGTTTAAGATTCCTCCAGAACAGAGGATCTTCAAATATAAACTCAAGATAGTCAACACCATCAGGAGTTAGCAATGCTTCACCAATATGCGAAGCATCAAAATCAATAAGATCTTTTTCAGCGCAATTTTTTAAACTAGCGCCGATATCGGTGATAACACCGTCAAGGTCTAAACAAATAGTTTTAGTCATGATAATGCCTCTGCCGGTAGGGATTTCTCCCTACCGGCGATGCACTTTCTCACCACTCGTCTTTCGTCAACTCACCAGTTGTAAAGAAAGACTCTTGCTTCGCATAAGGAAGCGTCATATAAACAGTGTTAAGATCGTGCGTAGGCAACGATCTAATGTTGTCGGGCATAGGCGACTGATCCAATGGAATCAGCGTGTAATTAGTATCCTGAGCGCCAGAGCCGGTGCGACCATACTTGTAGTAACGGTCAGTAATTGTACCAAACTCCTTAGCATACTCAATCAACGTCAAACCGATGTGTCGCTGATTAAACGTAGTATCAATGATACGCGGTTCCCAAGTACCAGGCTCAGTCTCAACAGCAACATTGATCAGCAAATGAGGCTTCGGCTTCCAACGAGTATCCTTGGAAATCTGCTCACTAGCCCAGCAACGATAATTGAACTTCTCAAGCCCAGCAGTAGAAGCAGCACGCCACTTCCAGTTAATAGGCGAAGTAACAACCGGTACAGTAATAGCTGTACCAATCTCTTCGTCAAAGTTCTTAGAATCCTCTGTCAGTTCCTGACGGAATCTAATCTTGAATGTTTCACCAGAAGAGATGGAGAAAAACTTCTTAACTCCAGACCCTCCAGCTTTTGTTGGAATATTCTTTTCCAAATCTTTTAGTGTCTTTAATGATTCAAACATGTATCCTACCTTCCTCCAATAATGGAAATTTTACTTTCGTATGATTGTTTTATTTCCTGCTCAGACATTTCACCTGGGTCTTTAAGACCATCAGGTATTGACATAACATATATGTCTTTGCCCTCGCAAGATCTTATTATAGCATCTCTCATGGCCGAACCAGCCTCATCATTGTCAGAAAATATGATTATTTTATCAAACCACTTCCTGAGCATCGATGCCTGATTTTCTGAGAGTTTAGCGCCAAGAGTTGCTACACAATTTTTAAATCCCGACTGAACCACTTTGGCACAGTCAAGACTACCCTCAACCACAATGCACTCGTCATATTTTTTTGCATTTTGTATGTTGAATAGAACGTCTGCCCTTTTAAAGCCTTTATTATATAAATATCTAGGGTCTTGCCAATCGTGAACTGCTCTACCAATTAAGCCGACGACTTTAAAATTAATATCCCTGACCGGTATCACAATTCTTTCTTTGATTTTTGAAAATCCGATTTCAAGGTACTGTAGTGTTTCTTTCGAGAAACCGCGCTCAACGAGGGGCTGAAGCAGAGAGAAGTCGTCGCCGTCATAATCAATCTCAATAGAATCTATTTCCAGATTCTTATCAGTAACCTTTATGAGGCCAGCTTCTAATTCACGCTGTAGGTTGACTGGATCTATTGACTTCTGGTAACCGAGAGTTTTACCAGTGAAGTGCTTATAGAGTTGCCTGAAGTTGCCTCTTTTATCACAAGAAGGGTTGAAGCACTGCCATAGGCCAGTTTTTAAATTGATGTAGAAAGCAGGACTATGCGTGTTTTTATGAAAGGGGCAATAAATTGTTGCCTCTTTACCACTCTCTGTCTGTATCACAACATTATAATCAGACAGTAGCTTTCTGATTTCTGTTTCTAAATTACTTGTAGAAGACAATTTTATATTCGAAAGTTTCATTGCTGGGCTTATAATCAGTATACAACTTAGTGAATGCAAAATCACCGTACATGCTTTTTATCTCGTCTTCAATCCAAGGTCTGATCCTAACGATTGTCTCAACATCCCGGCTGATTCCATTAAGAACATAAAGCACATTCTCATCTAATTCAATTTTCATGTTAGATCCCATTCTTCGTTCCACTTGCCAGTTTCAAGATTCCATTTCAAATAAAAACCAAAATGCGTAGCTCTTCTTACTTTTCTAGAAACAACCTGGAATACATCCGAGTTGTACTCTCTGTGGATTGCAAGAACAAGATCAGCATCATATGCCAACTGCTTTGACCAAGCAACTTCTTCTAACTCCGGTGGTCTTTCACTATGACCTTCCGACATTGTTACAGCAGCAACGTCAATGATAGGCACGTTGTTTTTAACCGCTATTCTTTTAAAAGCTTTAGATAGGTTCTTAGCCTTCTCTGTTTCATTCTTAGCACCACTTGAATCATCAAATAGACCATGATAGTCCAGAATAACCATATCTGGCTGATACTGATCAATCTTAGCCTGAACCATGTTTTGGTCTGCTGTTTCAAGACCCTCTGATGTAATCAAGTAAATTGGCTGTTTGCCTTCAAACGTCACCTCAGCCCACTGCCCATATCTATCTACAATGCCAGGGTTGGCTTTTACTAAATCAGTATTAGTAAAGTTACCCTCACCATTGTTCAGCAAAGTATCAAGCCTCTGCCCCTCCTGCTGTTTATTCATCTCCAATGAGATAATCATTGGCCGGTAGCCAGCACGCCATGCATTTACGGCAAAAAGTCTGGCAATAAATGACTTGCCCACGCCAGTCCAGCCGAGCAGTACAATAAAGTCACCTGGTTGCCAACCACCAAACACTTTATCAATAACAGACACACCACTAGGAATACCAAGAGTGTTTTTATCTGGATTACTAGCTCTTTCCTTCAAGTCTTCAAACCTGTCACGCCATTCGCTGACGAGATCAGTATCTTTTAGATTGCTTGAGTACTTGTAAAGTTTTGATGTATTTTCCATCAAGAAAGACAAAGCTTCTTTTGGCCCCATCTCGCCAAGCAAAGAATGCGCTTGAGCAACAATACGCCTGGTCTGAATTGACAGAGACTCTTTCTTAGCCTGATCTATGTAATACTCAAGCGGTTCTGTCGCATTAATGAATTCAAAGTCAGAAAAGTGTGACTTGATTGTATCCTTTGAAGGTGCTTTACTGTGCTTATCGTAGTGACTGAGGACAAAGTTCCATATATCTTTATACTCAGAAAATACACCATCAACGCCTTGATTGACTGCTGTAACCATATCTCCGGTTTCAACAATCGAATTAATTAAGCGCATTTCATAGTTCATTATTTTCTATAAGCTTTCTAGTCTCCGCAACGGTCTGTTTAAATCTATCAACGGAAGCCTTCTCTTTCTTGACTTTTTCCACATAGTCTCTTGACTTAAGTGCAAAATCAAAAACAAGAATCGGCCCGTCTTCTTTTTCAATATACCACTTTATCGCATCAAGCAGCGTATCGCTATCATAATGATTAGCAAGGCTATCAGCAACCTCATCCTGGCGTGGAGAGTCCGGTACAAATAACTTACTGTACTCCTTACAGTAAATCTTAAATACTTCTACAACATCACTCCCAGTTAGAGCCATTTATATCAGTCACCTCCTTCCAGTCAGCAAGTAATCTTTCAAACTCTGATACGCCTGCAACGACACCGACAGGTTCATCATCCATTGCAATACTATTAGTAAAACACTCAATATGCACAGTGCATTTATCACAACCAGCTTTGGCATAATCTATCTTTTCAAGGTCATAAGAAACCCAGTAATCAGAGTGCTTATCAGAAGCGCAAACAGCCTTGTCTAGCCAACTCACTTATCCAACTCTTTAAGCTTAGATTCGATTTGCTCATCAATCGAAGCCCAAAGTTTTTCCCAAGCAGAACCATCATCAAGACCAGAAGCCATAATCTTAGCACCTGCATCAAGTCTCAGTGATTCATAATTACCCAGGTTCTTTGTAATGCCAATAGAAGCCCAGATTTCAGCTTTGTCATTTTCCATCATAACCTATTCACTCTCTCCTTTAGTGAGATAATATTTGATTTGATATTTGTTTTTCTACCCTGGGCCGGTCGGCCAGGAGTCCGATTTGAAAAGAACGATACCACATCATACACTTCAGACTCGGTGTAGAATCTCCAATTCTTATAGCAATTTTGATTTTCATCAATGATATAAGAGGGCTTTGGAATCAGACCGCCCTTTTCGTACTTTCTCAAGGTGTCAGATCTCTTTTCAGTAATTTTAGCAAGTTCACCAATTGTATACAACCTTTGCAGCAAAAGCTCACCGCCATTGAAAGGAATAGTTTCTTCAATATCTTCCAATAGATATTTTACAATAACACTATTTGAAGATCTGTGAATTTTCTTGACTTTAACTGACTTACCCTTATACAAGTAGAATTTGTTTTCTATAATTTTATTAGTTATCATGTAATACCTTCTACTCTTTCGACAAAATCATTAAATTCTTTAACCCTAATATCAACACTATGCGAACACATTAAGCAAGTAATATCTACCCACATCTCACCAAAAAGATGGAATTCATCTCCAACATATTTAGTGCCTCCGCAATGTTTACATTTCATTTTAAATTTAGGGTTTCTAACCATGACTACTTCTTCAAACTAGACGCAGACTTGGGATCTCCCACCTGCGTTGAAAATAAACCCTTGAGAACACTAATACCAGCAGCAACAGCGGCAGCAGCAGCAGACTTAAGTTCATCAACACCACCTACTGTATACACAGCAATAAAAGCCTGAGCTGCAGTCCATAATGCTCTTTCAGCGATATCCTTCAACAAAGACTTATCTAGAATAATTTTGGGATCAACCATTTTTCCTCCTATAACCAGCAGTTATATTCTGCTGTAACAATACCCTTGCTAGGGTGAACAAACATCAAAGGCTGAGAAGGTTGACCAATGGCGGCCAAACTCTCCATCGCATATGTGTTTGTAGACTCAGGACTACCAGAAATACGGAACTGCACCGTATTGAATGTCATTTTTGTTGGAGTATGAAAATGCCCACAATAAACATCGTCAAACTCTTCTTGAATCGCACCGACTTTCCAACCATATACTTTCTTTTGGAAAGAATACATGGTGGATAGTCCACTGAACTGGTCGCCATGAATCAGAAGAGACTTATAGTTTCCGACTTTATCAATCGCATACCAATTTCTATCACCGCGACCATCTGGTATGTGGAAAGAAATTCTCTTCTCATTCTCGTACATCAACTGTATAATTCTATATAGCATTCTATCGGCATTTGTCTCTGGATCATGGTCCCTTCTTGAGCGACCGCCGATAGCACCATGATTGCCAATAACCCCAACAAATGTTACTTTTTCGAAGTTCTCAAGCATCTTATTAATAAATTTACTCAAGATTCTGGGGCCATCAACAGTTACCTGACGATACAAACCTCCGTCCACAAGAAAACTCTGGCCGGGGAAAATCAATTCGCCTTCAACAATATCCCCTAGCGCCCAAATTCTAATTTCATTAACCGGGTGGTCTGCTCGCTGGATGTTCGTTAAATGGATTACTTTCTCTGCATACCTCTCTATTCTCTCTTCACAAACAGAAGAATTATAGTCAGGCGTAACCTTTGCAAGTTGCCAGTCTGCAAGCACTGCTACAGCAACCTCTTCATCTTTGAGTGACTTCTTGTTTTTCACAGGAACAAACGCTGGGTCCATCCTCACAGGAGGATTTGCAACAATAGTATCCTTAACTGCTCTATAAACTGCATTAACAAGCTGATCTTGTTTTGACTTAGCCTTCTCGTATTCTGAGAGAAGTTTGGCATAAGCAACTTTGAGACTGCTGTCGTCTGCATCCGACAGAGATACGTCTATACCGGGTATATCCACTAAACCATTTTCCTTTCTAAACTTACAGAGACCGAGTGAATCAAGAGATTTACGGCATGTAGGGTGGGCATATTTTTGGTTTGCTGTATTTGGCTCGAATTCCAAATCACAGTTTTGACCTTCGCATTTTTTCATTATCACTCCTAAGGTGTTCTTCAATGGTATCACACCGTAGGGGGAAAAAATCAGTCATTATGATATTTTTTTTATGGGTATAGTTTTCTTAGCAAAATCTCGTTTTTTAGTATGAGGCTTAGTGCCTTTAATGCTGGTTCTGAGCTTTTCTTTTTGAGCAACGCTTGTTTTTCTTCCTTCCATGTGAACAGCACTATGCTCTTTATGAGTGCAAAGAAAGAAATTTTCTATGCGATTGTCTGTTTTTATCTCATTAATATGATGGACAGTTTCCCAAGGTTCCAAATATCGACCCATATATTGTTCCATCAAAAGTCGATGTTCATAAACATATCCACGAATATTTCGCGGATGGTCGGGCAACAAGACTCGGACATACCCTTTATCATCGATGTACTTTCCACCAGAAAAATTAGGATTATTAACACCAGTGTTATTTCTTGGGTTCCAAGATATATCTTTTCTTTGAGAAGCAAGTTCTCTGCGGTGCATCAGGTTCCGCCAACATCCTCAACATAAAACTGCATAGCAGTACCCCCGCTAGGCACATAATACGATGGTGCATTTGTAGTGTTAGCACCCTGATCTCTTTT